TCAGGCAGCCCTGTTGGTCACGATGGCACTCAGGTAATCGGCCAGATCGTGCAGATAGACGAAAGGGTGGCCCTGGCGGCTGCCGCCTGTACGGCTGACCTTCAAGTCGATGCGCCCTGCGTTGATCTTGCGCAGCAGGTTTCTGTCGTTCGACAGGTGCGAAAAATAACGCTCTCTGACGGCACTCAGTGAAGGGCACGGCGTGGCGAATTCTTTGCGAAGTTGATCCAGTATTTCGTTCATTCCATGACTCCCTGTGGTTTGCATGTGAAGCCCTCAAGAAGGGCACAGGCAAACAATACGATATGTAGCGATCTTTTACAATACAGTTTGTATTTTAAATACATTCTGTATCATTTCGTTCACAGGGAGTCGATGTACCAGGACACATGGGCGGTGCCGTTTTCAGAGTTGCGGGTCACAGTAATTCCCTCGGCTTCGCTGATCTGGTCAATGAGGCGCTCCCAATGCGCAACTGATTCGCCAGGTTCTCTGATCAAAAGGACCTGATGCTCGATCTGTGCCTTGTCGCTGGCAATGGCGTCCTGAATCCGCTGTGCCAGGGCCAGGTAAGCGTCGTGTTGCGGGGTGTCGAGGGGCTGATCGAGCATGAGTGGACTCCTTTTTACTGTATGTGCATACAGTAATTGAGGGGTGTATCCCACGCAAGCTACAAATGTTTCCTACGTGGACATCAGCCGAAGCCGAACAAGGCGTACAAAAAAGCCCCGGCTAGCGGGGCTTGAGCGGATCATGCGGGTTTCAGAGGCGCATGGTCATCTGCCTGATGACACCAATAAGCTTGCACTCTTCTGTGACCGGAAGGATTGGATAGGCCGGGTTCAACGGTTTGAGAAAATAACGCCCGGCGTCTTCGACCAGCTTTTTGAACGTGGCTTCGTTGCTTTCAGGCAGCTTGGCGATGACCAGCTTGCCGGCCGTGGGCTCGATTCCGGTGTCGACAAGGATCAGCATGCCCTCGGGAATGCTCTGGCCTGCGGGTGCGGTCATCGAGTCGCCGCGCACCACAAGCCAGAAAGCACGGCCCTTGGCTTTGTAATCGCTGATCTCGAAGGTGTCGGAAAAGCCTGCGGGGTAGGGCTCGACCGCTTCGCTCCAGCCACCGGCTTCAACCCAGCTGATGACCGGATAGCGATAGAAACGCGAAGGCTGCACCGTAGGTGCCACGTTATGCAGGCCGGGCTCGCTCGACGGGATCGAGGTTGCGAGGATAGGCAGGCCCAGCTCGCTTAGCAATCGATTGATGACCTCGATCTTCGGCTCACGCTTGCCATTCAGCCAATGCCCCACGGCACCGGGCGTTACGCCCATTCGCTCAGCCATTTCTTCCTGGCTGATGTCCTGAGTTTCCATGACCTGTCTTGCGACTTCATACCATTTTCTGTTCATGCGCGAATCATACAGGCTGTAGGGTGTTGATCAATATACAGAATGTAATGCTTTATTGTACTTAAAAAATACAAAATGTATTGTTCGGCCTTGGTTCTGTGCAGCGAAAGACGCTGTGCAGTGATTTTAGAAAGGTCCTACAGGAGAGACACGATGATCGAGAAAGTAGAAGCCGTGATGCAGCATTGGGGCGAACAGCGCAAGCGCATTGGCCTGGGCGGCGGATTGAGCAGCCCGATGGCCGGGATCATGGAATGGGGCGCGTACATTCCGCGTCGCACACCCGGCTCGCGCGCGCTGGTGGGTAATGGCAGCGGTCTGGACTATATAAGCAGCGAAGTGGAGGCGGCTATTGCGCAGCTGTCGCGCAGCCCGGCAAAGAGTCGTTGGCCTGAACTGGCCCAGCTGGCGACATTGCGTTATGTCGAGTCGTTGCCGGTGCGCGAGCAGATGCGCCTGGTGGGCATCAATGAAGGCGCAGACCGCACCTACCGCAACTGGATCAACAGGCTTCACCAACAAGTGCTGGCGATTCTCGCTGAGCGCAGCGCTTCCAGAAGCAACAACGCCGTCGTCAACAAGGCCGCACAGGGGTGAATGAAAGCACTGTTTCACGCCGTTTATCCGGGTCGATTGCACAGCTGTGGCCGAACCCGTGTTGAACTCCGGTCAAACTCGACCCACCCCGAAACTGCCCCTTCCCAGGCTTTCCGGAGGGGGGTAAAAAGGCACCACGATATGCGATTTGCGCCTCAGGACAGCAGCCGGAAACAGGCTGATCAGCAACAACAAACGGCCACTCGCAACGAACCCAGAACCCGCTTCGGCGGGTTTTTTCGTTGGGCCAGGCACACGGAGGCCAGTGCACATGCTGAAAGACTTTCGATGTGGGCAATGCAAGAAGCTCTTGGCCCGCATGGGTGAATACACAGAACTCCAGATCAAATGTTCCCGCTGCGGGACGTTGAATCATGTGAAGGCCGCGAGCCTCGAGTTATCGCCGTTGAGCGAAAGAGGTACAGCAACGTCGTTGCTGCCTCGCGGTGCTAACTAGAGGTGTCATCATGTCCAATAACAGTTCTGCGGTCAGCCAGCTCAAGAATATTCCGCTGGTAGGTATCAACCTGGGTTCGGTGGCTAACGCCGGACAGATCGTGCCGGGCGAGGCAGGGACTCATTACCAGTGGCCCACTCGTGGAACCATCACTACCTGGGTCAAGAATCGGGGCGTGCGCCTGATCCGTTTCCCGTTCGAACTTCAGCGCGCCATTCAACTGTCGACTCTGGACGGTTTGCCGGGTCAAGGCGCGAACCTGAATACCGACTTCGTGAAGCGCTGGAAGGAAATGCTTGGCTGGATTCGTGATGACTCCAATGGCGAGGCCAGAATCATTCCTGATCCGCACCATTACATGCGGTTGCATCGCTACGAAACAGATGCAAACGGGAAGCTGACCGGACGCATTCTTCCTGCCGCAGAGGCCGGTAATCAGAACGGCTGGAAGGCAACCGAGTCGGTACTGATCAAGGACGGGAACGGTGTCAACGGTACGTTCTGGAGCGCGGTTCACCTGGCCAACTTTCACCAGAAGCTGGTGACTGACTGTGACGATCCAATGGTGCTGGGCTGGGGTCTGGGCAACGAGCCGTACTCTAATACTACTGCGGGTGCCAAAGATTACATTACCTTGCCTGATCTTGAAGCGCTGTACATCGGCACGATGAATACCGTACTGCAGGCGTTGCGTAACAGCTCGAAAAAGCCGGTGTTCATTTGTGGGCTGGAGTTTGCAAGCGCCAGAAACTGGGCCACCGTCTCTGCCAACCTTCAATCGAAGATTGTCGATCCGGCCAATGCGATTGTCTGGGAAGCGCACGCTTACGGCGATTACGATAAAAGCTCCAGCGGTGCCTACGCCAATAACAACGATTTGATCTCGCCGACCGTTCTGCGCGATGAAATCGTCGGTCCGTTTCTGACCTATGCCAAGACCAACAAGATGGCCGCATTTATCGGCGAAACTGGAATTCCGCCAACGGCTGCCGGCCGCACCGCGCTGAAAAACCTGCTCGATAAAGCGAAGGCAGAAAAGGTACCAGTGACACTGTGGGTCACGGGACCTGGCACCGATGGCGAAAAGATGAGCCTGGAGGCCAGCAATCAGGCGGAGACCGTCGCACTGGTCACACCGTACTTTGCCGAGCGCATTGCCCTGTGGGGCTATGCACAGGCATGACGGTGAAAGTCATTCCGTTCTGATCCCACAATGGAGCCCCGTATCAAGGGGCTCTTTCCAGTTTGTTCAGGCCCTCGTTTTTCGCGGGCCTTGTGAGTCCACCACGATATTCCGGAGTACCCATGGACCCAACCGACCTAGGCCCAGGCACAGCTACCTGGCTGGGCGGAACGGGCACCATTCTGCTTGGCGGTTTTTTGTGGCTGCGCAAGTTTCTTTCCAGAGATGCAACAGACCGAGCGATGGACAACGCGGACATCGGCACGGTGCGCCGCCTCAATGAGCTGCTCGACTCCGAACGCGAGGCGCGCAAGGAGGCAGAAGCGCGCGCTGATCAGTTTGCCAGGGAGCGCAACGAGCTTGCCGCAGCGGTTGGCCGGATGGAGGGCAAGATCGAAGCCCTCACCAGCCATATTGTCCAGCTCACCGACAAGGTCACCACGCAAAGCGCCGAAATCGCCCGGCTGCGATCCCAACTCGGAGGTGCAAACGATGCACAGATGCGCAATTGATTTTATTGCTCGCCATTGGTGGCGGCGCCTGGAGGTCTGGCTGATTTCCGTGCTGCTGATCGCTGGCTGCCTGATGCTCGGCTTTCAGGCCGGACAGTGGTCGGCCAATGCCGAGCATACGCAGCAGCTGGCCGAGGTTCGCAATGCCTATGACGCAGCACTGGGCAAACGCGACCGACGCCTGGACAGGCTGGCCGAAACCACCACTCAGGCGGCAGACAGGGTCGAGAGTGCTGCATCGATTGCCAATCAGGCCGCCCACACGGCCAGTCGCGCTGCAGACAAGGCGGATGAGGCGCTGGGCAAGGCGAACCAGTAGGCATTCCTCACGCCGGATCAACCTTCAACACACGCGGAACCCCTTATGAAGATAACTCCGATAGTTGCCCATTTGCAGGCGACCTGCCCGAGCTTTGCCGGGCGAATCAGTGCCGGTATCGACTGGGCTGCGGTCGCCCTCGGCGATCAGCTCGCGCACCCGTCGGCTTACGTGATTGCCACTGGCGATCAGTCCACACCCAACGATTTGCAGAACGTCATTCGCCAGAACATCACCGACACGATCGATGTCGTGGTGGTGCTCGATGGCGGTGACAAGCGCGGGCAGGAAGCCAGTGAGCAACTGCATGCCCTGCGCGCCGAACTGTGGCGTGCACTGGTGGGCTGGAGCCCGGATCGCGATTACGACGCGATGCAGTACACCGGTGGCGCGCTGGTGCAGATCAGCGGCGACCGGGTGACGTATCGCTTCGGCTTTGCCGCGCAGTTCCAGTTGGGCCGCAACACCTCCGACCAACCTGCCGAGACCTGGCACGAAGCGTATCTGGATGGTTTGCCCGGGTTTACCGGCGCCACCCTCGAGATGGACTGCGTTGACCCCGCAGATCCGAACCTGAAACCCACCGGCCCTGATGGCCGTATCGAAGCGAAGTTCACAGCAGAGGTAGCCCCATGACTCAACGCATCACTGTAGTACCGGCCGAGGGCCGCACTGTGCCGGATCCGGAGGCGGGCGATTTGCTGCCCGTCGAAGGGCGGCAGGTGACATTCAACGCCTGGTGGCAGCGTCGTCAGAACGACGGCGACATCACCATTCAAACCGAGCAATCCCCTACCACCTATCAAGCCTTAACGGCCTAACCAAGAGGAAGCCAAACAATGGCTATCAGCTTTAACAACATTCCATCCGATGTCCGCGTGCCGCTGTTTTATGCGGAGATGGACAACTCGGCCGCCAACAGTGCGTCGGCCAGCATGCGTCGCCTGATCGTTGCGCAGGTCAACGATGATGTGTCCGGACCGGAGCTCGGTTCTCTGGTGCTGGTGCCGAGCGTGGCGCTGGCAAAAAACATCGGCGGTCAGGGCTCCATGCTCGCCTCCATGTATGAAACCTGGCGCAAGGCGGACCCGACCGGCGAGGTCTGGTGCCTGCCGCTGCTCAATACCGAAGGTGCCAAGGCCAGCGCGAAAGTCACCCTCACCGGGGCAGCGACCGAAGCCGGTCTGCTGAACCTGTATGTCGGCGGCATGCGAGTGCAGGCCACTGTGGTTAATGGTGCAACCGCTGCCCAGGCGGCCACGGCATTGTCGGTGAAGATCAATGCCACGCCTGACTTGCCGATCACTGCGGCTGTCGAAGCAGGTGTGCTGACCCTTTCCAGCAAATGGAGCGGGGCAAGCGGCAATGACATCCAGCTGGAATTCAACCGCCTGGGTAAAACCAATGGCGAAGTCATTCCTGCCGGTTTGACCGCAGCAGTGACGGCCATGACTGGTGGCGTGGGTACGCCTGATCAGCTCAAGGCACTGGCTGCGCTGGGCGACGAACCGTTCGAATTCATCTGCATGCCGTGGACCGACACCGCCACGCTGGATGCCTGGAAAGCGGCGATGGACGACAGCACCGGTCGCTGGAGCTGGGCCCGTCAGTTGTACGGCCACGTTTACAGCGCCAAGCGCGGCACGGTCGGTACGCTGGTGGCTGCAGGTCAACTGCGCAACGATCAACACATCACCCTTCAGGGTGTCGAAAACGGTGTTCCGCAACCGGTCTGGCTGCAAGCCGCTGCACTGGCTGCGCGCACGGCGGTGTTCATTTCTGCCGACGCCAGCCGTCCGACTCAGAGCGGCACCATGCCTGGCATCGATCCGGCTCCGGCCAGTCAGCGTTTCACGCTGACCGAGCGTGAGTCGCTGCTGCGTTACGGCATCGCCACGGCGTACTACGAAGGCGGTTACGTGCGCATTCAGCGCTCGATCACTACCTATCAGAAGAACGCCTACGGCCAGGCCGACAACTCGTACCTGGACAGCGAAACCATGCACCAGTCGGCGTTCATCATCCGTCGTCTGCAAGGCATCATCACCAGCAAGTACGGCCGCCACAAGCTGGCCAATGATGGCACGCGCTTCGGTGCCGGCCAGCCGATCATCACGCCGAGCACCATTCGCGGCGAGCTGATTGCACAGTACGCACGTCTTGAAGAAGAGGGTCATGTAGAGAACGCCGAAACGTTCGCCCAGCACCTGATCGTCGAGCGTGATGGCAACGACCCAAGCCGCGTGAACGTGATGTTCCCGCCTGATTACATCAACGGCCTGCGCGTGTTCGCGCTGCTCAACCAGTTCCGCTTGCAGTACGACGAAGCGGCATAAGCCTCACCAACCCTTTCAAGCCCGCCTCGTGCGGGTTTTTTCATTCTGGAGATAAACAACATGGGTCAGAAAGTTGCGGGTACCTGCTACATCAAAGTGGATGGCACCCAATTGACCATCAGCGGCGGCGGCGAAGCCCCTCTGATGGATGTAAAGCGCGAGACGGTCGTGCCCGGCTATTACAAGGAAACCGACAAGACCGCCTGGCTGAAATTCACCGCCGTGCATACCGCGGATCTGCCGCTCAAGCTGCTCACCACCGGTGTGGACATGACCATCACCTGTGAATTCAAGAACGGCAAGACTTACGTCCTGTCAGGCGCTTACCTGGTCGACGAGCCAAGCAGCAAGGCTGACGACGGCACCATCGAGCTGAAATTCGATGGCAATCAGGGGAGCTGGCAATGAGTGAAGTCATCGACCTGGCCAGCCCTATCGAAGCGCACGGCGAAACCGTTTCGCAACTGACATTCCGGCGTCCTACGGCGCAGGAAGCGCGCGCCATCAAGGCCCTGCCGTACAGGATCGACAAGAACGAGGAGGTTTCTCTCGATCTGGACGTGGCGGCGAAGTACATCGCTGTCTGCGCCGGCATCCCGCCCTCGTCTGTCAATCAGCTGGATCTGTGCGACATCAACACGTTGAGCTGGAAGGTCGCGAGTTTTTTCATGGCAGCGGCATCAGCAACCTTGAAGGACTGATCGCCGTCGTTTACGACCTCGCGTACTTCTGGAAGACCGATCCCGAACTGATGATGTCCAGGGAGCTGGACGTCATCACCGAATCGATCTTGCAGGCGCAACGTATCAACCAGATCCTGCAGGGGGAGTGATGGCAGACACTATCAGAACGCTGATTACCGGCGTCGACCAGCTGTCTCCAACGCTGGCAACTATCCGCAACAACGTCAAAGGCCTCGAGACCAGTCTTGGAGACTCAGGTCTGGGGGGCATCGAGGTTGGCGAGATAATCAAGGGCAATGCGTTTACAGAGCCCTTGATTGCCGGGGTAAAGGCAGCGATCGGTTTCGAGACCAGCATGGCCGGCGTAAAACGCTCGTTAAGCTTTGAAACACCACAGCAGTTCCAGCAGATGGGGTCCGACATTCTGGACCTCAGTGAACGGCTGCCGGAAAGCGCCAACGGCATCGCGGCGATTGTCGCCGCCGGTGCCAAGGCCAATGTACCGCGCGAAGAACTGACCGGGTTTGCCAGCGATGCCGTGAAAATGGGCATCGCATTCGATCAGACGGCGGCCGAGTCGGGCGACATGATGGCCTCGTGGCGATCATCGTTTCAGCTGACTCAGCCGCAGGTTGCAGCGCTGTCCGAGAAGATCAATGTACTCGGCGGCAACAACATGGAAAAGAAAATCGCCACCATGGTCACTGCAATGGGCCCGCTCGGGCCGGTTGCGGGGATGGCCTCCGGGCAACTGGCGGCAATGGGCGCCACCCTGGCCAGCGTCGATGTGCCGGCCGATGTGGCCGCCAGCGGCATGAAGCGCTTCATGCAGTCGCTGACCGAAGGTGGCGCGGCGAAAGCCGGGGCGTTCGAGGCGTTGCAGCTCGATGTCAATCAGCTGACCCAAGGCATGCAGAGCGACCCGTCCGGGACCATTGAAAAGGTCCTGACGGCGGTCTCCAGTGTTGACCCCGGCAAGCAGTCGGATGTCATCACGCAACTGTTCGGTGCCGAATCGCTGGGTGCTATCACGCCGCTGCTGGCCAACCTGGATGTGCTCAGGTCCAACCTGGCCAAGGTCGGCGAGGGCGTACAGAACAGCGGTTCCATCCAGAAGGAGTTCGCGGATAACTCCCGGACCACGGCGACTGCCATCAAAGAGATGACCAACCGTGTCGATCGTCTGGGCATCAATATCGGCAGTATGTTTCTGCCGGCGATGAACGAAGCAATGGCCGTGATCGGGCCGATGATTTCTCAGGTCGCCGCACTGGCGGCCGAACACCCTGGCGTGATCAAGGGTGTGGTGGCCGCTGCGATTGCGTTCGGTGTATTGCAAGTTGCGGTAATGACCGCGACGACCGCCATGAGCTTGCTGAGTGCGGTGATGGGCCTGTCACCGCTGGGCCTGATCGTGCGCGGGCTGGCGCTGGCGGCAGGTCTACTGATTGCCAACTGGTCGACCGTCGCGCCTTATTTTCAGGCGGTCTGGGAAGCGATTCGTGGGCCGGCCATGGCGCTGTGGGACGTACTCAAGGCGGTCTTCGCCTGGACGCCGCTGGGCATGATCGCAGCCAACTGGCAGCCGTTGTCCGAATTCTTTGTCGCGCTGTGGGACGTGCTCAAGGCGCTGGCGACGCCGTTTTTCGATGTTCTGCAGACGCTGTTTGCGTGGTCGCCGCTGGGCATGGTCGTGGCCAACTGGCAGCCGTTGTCCGAGTACCTGGCCGGGCTGTGGGAGACCATCAAGACCGGAGCTCAGCCATTTACCGAGGTCCTTGCCACGCTGTTCAGTTTTTCGCCACTGGGCATGGTCATCGAAAAGTGGCAGCCGATCAAAACCTGGTTCGCGGACCTGTGGGCGGACATCAAGCCGTTCATTGAACCGATCATGAGCTGGTTCGGCGGCGACAGTAACAAGTCCTTGCTGCAGCAGGCGACCGAGAAGGCCAATCAGTTCGCTGAGGAGCAACGGGTGCGCAACGCCGGGCCGGGTGGCGGAACCGGGGCGTTTCTGGCGGCGGATGCGGTCATGGCCAGCCGCTCGCAACAGCAGCAGCTCAACCTGTCGACCGGGGTGCCACCGACCAGCCAACTGCTCGGCGCACCTAACCTGCCGCCCCCCGGCAGCCTGTTGCTGCAGCAGGGCGCTGCGGGCAGCGGCTCGCGACTTGAGGGCGAGCTCAACATTCGCTTTGAAAACGCGCCGCCGGGCATGCGCGCCGGGCAAATACAGACCAACCAGCCGGGTTTGACGATTTCGCCAAACGTCGGTTATCGAACCCTCGGCGCAGGAGCCGGATCATGAGTACATGGCGTGACAGTCTGCTGCCAGCGTCTTTCCGGGGCGTCGGTTTTTTCATTGAAAAAGCCGTCGTCCCGGTGGGCCGCAAGGGGCAGTTGCATGAGTTTCCACAGCGCGACAAGCCTTATTTCGAGTCGCTGGGCAAGCAGTCGAACGTTCATACGCTGACAGCGTTCGTGGTCGGTCGCGACTGTTTCGAGCAGCGAGACAAATTGCTGCAGGCACTGGAGCAGGAAGGGGCTGGCGAGCTGGTGCATCCCTGGCTGGGCCGTATACAGGTTCAGGTGGGCGAATGCAGCGTCACGCACAACCTGAACGAAGGTGGACTCGTCCGGCTGGAGCTGAAGTTCTATCCAGCCAACCCGCTCAAGTTTCCCGTGTCGACGCTCAACACCCGGCGGCAGTTATTGGGCGCGTCCGAGAGTCTGCTGGACTCGGCGCTCAGGCGCTACCGCTCGGTGATGGCCACGGTGGACGCCGTGCGTATCAACATTCAGGCGTTGCGCAGCGCCCTGTCTGGCGTATTCGCGACCATCCAGCGGCAGTTCACACCGTTCGTGACGATCTATTCGGATGTCACTGCGCTGGTGCATTCGCTGGTCAACGCGCCGTTGACGGTAAGCACGCTGTTTACCACGTTCTTTGCCAGTTTCGATGGCGACAGCCAAAGAACCAGAAGAGCGAGCGGCACCGGCAGTTCCGGCAGCTCGGTCGCCGACGGTTCAGCAAGCGGTTCCGCGAGCGGCAATAGCGGCGGCACGTCCAACAGCATTGCATCAAGGTCCAGTGGCAACGGTGGGGCGTCTTCTGTTGAAACGGTGGATTACCGGTCAGTCATTTCCGAGGCCACACAACAGGCAGAGGCGGTGTCCGGTATCAATCTGGTCAGCCAGGGCAGCGGTCGTGATACCAGTGTGACGGCTCAGGCCACTGCCAACCTGGTTCAGGATGCGCTGTTGGTCAAGGTGGCGAGAATCGTCGCGAGCATGCCGGTTGCGACGACGGTCACGCCGCTCAACGTGGTGCCCTCGCTTGATCAGCAGGTGACGCAAGCGCTGCAACGTGTGGATGTGCCGGTTGCCGATGACGTGATCGAACTGCGCGACACGCTGAGTTCGGCCATCTGGGAAGCGTCGTTGAAAGCCGACCCCGAACACTACCTGGCGCTGAACACTTTGCGTCAGGCCCTGGTCCGGCATCTCAATGCAGTGGCTGCGTCTGGCGTACGTCTGGTGGACATGAAGGTGTCCGAACCGCTGCCCGCGCTGGTGCTGGCCTATCGCCGATTCGGCGACGCCAGCCGGGCGCTGGAAATTGTGCAGCGCAACCGCCTTGCGCATCCAGGTTTCGTGCCGCCCGGCACGCTGAAGATCGCTCGGGAGTAACCCATGATCGACCCTAACGTTGTCACCCTGACGGTGGACAAACACGACTACGCCGGTTGGAAATCGGTGGAAATCTCTGCCGGCATCGAGCGTCAGGCACGCAGCTTTGACGTGAGCATTACCTGGCAGTGGCCGGGCACTGAAGTCGCGCATCCGATCACCCCCGGTGCAGCTTGCGAAGTGCGTATCGGCGGCGAACTGATCCTGACCGGCTGGGTATTTGCCGCGCCGGTCAGCTACGACGGCACGCAGGTCACACTGACTATTTCCGGTCGCTCGAAAACCGCCGACCTCATTGACTGTTCGGCTATCAACAGGCCGAGCCAGTGGAAAGGCGTTGGGGTGCTGAAGATTGTTGAGGCATTGGCTGCTCCTTATACGTTGAAGGTGATCAGCGAAATACCGGAAACCTCGAAAATGGCAGATCACACCATCGAGCCGGCTGAAAGCGTGTTCAAGTCCATCGACCGACTGTTGACCCTGTTCCGGATTTTTTCCACCGATGACGAGTACGGCAATGTGGTACTGGCCAAGCCGGGGAGTCGAGGGCAGAGCGCCGACGCGCTCGAGCTCGGCAAAAATGTACTCAGCGCCAGCATCGCCCGGGATTTTTCCGGACTCTTTTCCGAATACCGGGTGATTGGTCAGCAGACCGGTAATGACAAGGCATTCGGCAAGGAAGCGTCAGAGGTGTCAGCCGAGGTCACCGACCTCAGGCACGACGACCCGGAGCATGAAAAACGTCTGCGCGTGCTGATCGTGCATGAGGACGCCCCGATCACTCCCGCGCTTGCCCTGAGTCGGGCCAATTGGGAGCGTGGTCAGCGGGCGGGCAAGGCACTGCTCACTACTTACAAGGTGCAGGGCTGGCGGCAGTCCAACGGCGCGCTCTGGCGGCACAACACCCTGGTGCGAGTGATCGATCCGGTGATTGGTTTTGCGAGCCGGAACATGCTGATTTCAGCCGTGACCTATTCCCTGACCGATAAAGGCACGACCACCACACTGGTGGTCGGTCCGCCTGAAGGTTTCCAGGCCGAGCCTGGTGACCCCAACAAGCGCAGCAAGGTGCAGGTCAATCAGGACGCTTACTCCTGGCTACTGCCCATCGACGAGGAAACAACCTCATGAGCTTACTCAATCGCATGCTGGTGCGCGGCACGGTGGTGCTCGCCAGAGCCAGCAGCAAAATGCAGGCGCTGCAAATGCGCCTCACCGCCGGAGAGGTCAAGGACGACATGGAGCACTTCGAGCCCTACGGCTTCACCAGCAACCCGCTGGCCGGCGCCGAAGGCATCGCCGCCTTCATTGGTGGCGACCGCTCACACGGTCTGCTGCTGGTAGTGGCCGACCGACGCTATCGCCTCAAGGGCCTGGAGTCCGGCGAAGTGGCGATCTACACCGACGAGGGCGACAAGATTCACCTCAAGCGCGGCAAGGTGATCGACATTGAAACCGACACCTTGAACATCAAGGCGGCGGTCGCGGTGAACTTCGATACACCGCAGATCACCCAGACCGGAAAGATCGTCTCCCAAGGCGATCAGGTTGCAGGTGGCATCAGTCAGATCAGCCATCTGCATGGCGGTGTTCAGGCAGGTAACGGCCAGAGCGGACCGCCCGCTGGAGGTGCCGGATGATCATTGAAGGCTCTTTGCAGGCGTCGTTGTTGCGCTCGGTGGTCATCAGCCTGTTCACCTGGCGGCGTGCCGAGGCGGACGACCCGTTCGACGATGCCGAACGCTACGGCTGGTGGGGCGATACCTACCCGGCGCAGGCCAATGACCGTATCGGCTCCCGGCTGTGGCTGCTGCGCCGGGTCCGGCTCACCGCGCAGACCCGGCGCGATGCCGAGTTCTATGCCCGCGAAGCACTCGACTGGCTGATCGACGACGGTCAGGTCAGCAACATCAACATCCTTACCGAACAGGTTCAGAGCAATCGCCTGAACCTGGGCGTCGAGCTGGTCGTTTCGGACGGTCAGATCGTGCGCTTCAACCCTTCTGAACAGTGGCAGGTGATTTATGCCGTTTGAAACACCTACGTTACCGGCGCTGATCAACCGAACCCAGGTCGACCTCGCCGACGAAGCGCTGCGTCAGTCCGATGCTCGGGTACTGTCCCGCGCGCACAGCGGTGCGGCCTACGGGCTGTACGGTTATCAGGACTGGATTGCCGACCAGATTCTGCCCGATACAGCTGATGAGGAGACCCTTGAACGGCAAGCCATCCTGCGTCTGAGGCAGCCACGCAAGGTTGCCCAGGCCGCTACTGGCTCCGTGCGTTTTAGCGCCGCTGCCGGTGCGGTGCTGGATGTCGACACGATTCTGCAATTCAGTGACGGGCGCTTCTATCGAGTGACAAAAGGCGTCACCACGGTTGCAGGCAGCAACACAACCACGGTCGAAGCAGTGGATGCAGGCGTGCTCGGTAACGCCGATGCTGGTCTGGTCATGACCGCTGTGCAGCCGGTCGAAGGCATCGACAGTACGTTCACCGTCATCGGCGACGGTCTGACTGGCGGCATCGCGCAGGAAAGTATCGAGTCGTTGCGGGCTCGTGTGGTGCGCTCATACCGAGTTATTCCGCATGGTGGCAATCAGGATGACTACGTGACCTGGGCGCTGGAGGTGCCGGGCGTGACGCGGGCCTGGTGTGTACGTCGTTTCATGGGGCCAGGGACGGTTGCAGTGTTCTTCACGCGTGACGACCAGGTCGATCCTATTCCCGGCCCAGAGGAGCTTGCTGCGGTGGCCGCTTACATCGAGCCGCTGCGTCCTGTCACCGCCGATGTGTATGTGCTCGCGCCGGTGCAGAAGCCGGTGGTCTACACGATCAGACTCACGCCTGATACCTCTGCCGTGCGAGCGGCAGTCGAGGCGCAGTTGCTGGACCTGCATAACCGTGAGGGCGGACTGGGCGAAACCCTGTTGCTCACGCACATCGCCGAGGCCATCAGCCGTGCGACCGGTGAAACCGATCATGTGCTCGTGTCGCCGGTTGCCAACGTTGCCGCAGCCGCCAACCAGCTGCTCACGTTCGGGGGTATCCAATGGTCGTCATAAGAACTGCCGAACATTACGCCGAGCAGTTGCAGGCGCTGCTGCCATTCGGTCCCGCTTGGGACCCGGAACGGGTGCCGGAATTGCAGCAGGTCATTACCGGCCTGTCCCGGGAGTTTGCACGCATCGATGGCCGCGCCTTCGACCTGCTCAACGAGATGGACCCCGCGACCGTCAGTGAACTGGTGCCGGACTGGGAGCGGGTCATGAATCTGCCCGACCCGTGCCTCGGCCTCAAACCCCTGTTCGCAGACCGGCGTCTGTCAGTGCGCCAGCGGTTGGTAGCGACAGGAGGGCAGAACGTAGCGTTCTACATCGACATTGCCATCAGTCAGGGTTACCCCGACGCCACCGTGACCGAACACCGAGCGCCCCGTATGGGGCGTTCGCGTTTTGGCCGGGCGCACTTCGGCACCTGGAACGCGCAATTCATGTGGACCCTGAACACCGGCGGTCGCCAGCGGCTGGGGCGGCGCTTCGGGGCCAGCTATTGGGGAGAGCGGTTCGGGGTCAACCCCGGGCTCGCAATCGAATGTTTGATCCGTCGAGCAGCACCGGCGCACAGCGTCGAATTCGTAAACTTCAATTGAGGAACACAATGTGGATTATCCCAAGAGTGTGCCGGGCGTAGGCTTGGCAAGCGGCAAGTTTGTAGATGAAAACCCGGCCACCGGCACCCCCGGTTCGCTGATTCCTGCGCAGTGGGGCAACGCAGTGACGCAGGAGATTTTGAATGCGATGGCGGCCGGGGGGGAGCAGCCTGATGAAACCAAAACTGATCAACTGGCAACGGCAATTACGCAGATTGGTTCGCAGGTCAGGCAGGCCTACAAAGGTGCCGGGTTTGGCTACACCGCTTCAGAAACTTTGTTACCCGGAGCGGCGGGGCATTGGCACAGAATCAATGCCGGTGGTATCACGCTGACGTTGCCTTCCAAGGCGAGTGTAGGGGTGGGTAAATCCATCACCTTTCATAACTCATCTCCAGGAGCTGCAACTATTAAAGCCAGCGGTGCCGAGGTTATTTCTTTATATGGCGCTGGCAGTAACACGTTACGACTCAATGCGGCGGAATGGGTCGAGCTTGTTTTTAACCCTGACGCGATTTACATCACCAAGCGCGGCAAAATAACTGAGACGGCGGGGATAGATTCTCCGATTTTTACAGGTGATCCCAAGGCTCCTACCGCAGCGTCAGGCGATAACGATTTATCCATTGCGAATACTGCATTCGTTCAGTCTACGCTTGCTGCATTGGGGCTGGGCACGATTACTAGTTTGTTGGTAACAGACCTCAATTTAGCCGTTCAGGGCGGCTGGTATCGCACCAGTCCAACAACGCTTAATCAGCCGTTGCCGACGAACAGCGCTGTGGAGGTTATCCCTTATAACAACGGCGGTTGCTTGCAAGTCGTTACTCAACTGGGGGGTGGCAGCCGCAAGTTCTGGCGCACGCAGGCAAGCAGCATCTGGACTGGCTGGCGTGAGGCGGTATCGACTGACGACCCCGGCCTGTTGCCCATCACTATAGTAGGTAGTGCCCGCAACCTGACCATGAATGTAGCCGTTGCCTCCGCTTCCGCGACGATAACGGCGGATGAGCTTGTTGTTGAGACTGGTCTGGGGGGGATGGGGTATCGGCTGGGTTCGTTTAACAAAACAATCAACCTGACTACTGTGGGTAGCGGGGGCATGGACACTGGCGTGGCACCAGCGAATGGATTCGTTGCCATTTACGCCATCTACAATCCGCTCACCGGTGCGTCGGCCTTGCTGAGCACTGACGCCACGTCGACAACTGCAGGTGAAGTGTATACCGGAGGAAGCATGCCGGCCGGTTTTACGGCTTCCGCATTGGTCAGTATCTGGAGGACCAAGAGTTCCTTATTTCAAGTCGGGTTTATGGAGGGGCGAGAGGTAAGTTTTGTAAATGAAAAGGTGGCGGCGACTACAGTACAGATCACCGCCAAGCCTTTAAGTCTGGCATCTGTAATACCCTTATCGACCAAAGCGGTTACTGGTTGGCTTGCGATCGCGGGAGTGAACACCGCCAACGCCGCGATAACGGTTACCTCCTCCGTGTCTGGTATTGGTTTTCAGCAGGTAGCCGGAAACAGCATGTCAGAGACAATTCAGAATATATCAACTGGCTCTTTCTCAAACCTGAAGGTGATAACTTCTCAAACGATTTTTTGGTCGACGGGTGTGCTCTCAGGCACCTTCAAGGAAGGTTCAATCAACATTTGCGGTTACAGATTTTGAGGTGATTATGATCAATGTACAGCTTTCCGAAGACGGTAAAACCATTATTGCTGTGTTTGCGTGCGTCCAGGATGACGCCGAGTACCCAAATCAAGCGCTGATCGAGGATACCGACGAGCGCTACCTGCAATTTAAGCGGAACAGTGAGGGGCGCTGACGCCTGCAAGCGTTTTCATCCACTATATCGAGATACATGCGTATGCTCATTATTACCCAACAACTACTGCACATCCTCCCCAACGCCGGCCCTAACGTCGGCGTTTTCGTTCCTGCTCTCAACATCGCCATGGCCCGCTACGCCATCGACACTCGCCTGCGTATCGCCGGGTTCATCGCCCAGCTCGGGCATGAATCCGGGCAGCTTCGCTACGTGCGTGAACTGGGTAACAACAGTTACCTGGCAAAGTACGACACTGGGCAATTGGCGCTGCGTCTGGGCAATACGCCGGAGGCCGATGGCGACGGCCAACTGTACCGTGGCCGTGGGCTGATTCAGGTGACGGGGCGGGCCAACTATGAAGCATGCGGGGAGGCGCTGGGGCTGGATCTGTTGCGCCAGCCGCAACTGCTTGAACAGCCGGAGCATGCCGCCATGTCGGCGGCGTGGTTCTGGGATCGGGCCAACCTCAACCTGCTGGCGGACAAGGGCGACTTGCTGATGATCACCCGGCGTATCAATGGCGGTACCAATGGCCTTGCTGATCGGCAACTGCTGTATCAGCGAGCACTGGAGGTGCTGCCATGAAAGCGCTGGATATGCGTTTCGTGATCGTGGCGTTCGTGCTGGGTTCGGGGCTCGGCACATGGGCCGCCTGGCAGTGGCAGGCGGCCCGCTATGGCCTGCAACTGTCTACGCAAACGCTGGCTTGGCAGCGTGAGCGCGAACAGGCGGCGCTGACGGTCGTCGACTGGCAGAACGCTGAACAAGCGCGAAGGCGGGCGCTGGAACTCCGTCTGCAAGATAACGATACAACCATTCATAAGGAATTGAGCGATGCACAGACTGCTCAAGCTCGCTTGCGTGATCGTCTGGCTACCGCTGATCTGCGGCTGTCAGTCCTTCTCGCAAGCTCCCCCGGTGACGACGAAATGTCAGCCGCCACCGATTCCGACAGCCTGGTTCATGGAAGCCCGCGAGGCGAACTTGACCCAGCGGCTGCTGGACGAATTGTCGCCATCACCGACTACGGCGATCAGGGACTGATCGCTTTGAAAGCCTGCCAAGCCTACGTGCGCGAGATTGCGCACTGATGTTCCCTCCGGCTCCCCACCCCTCGGCCATCGTGCCCCAGCCTGAATCCCGCCTCCATCAGGAGGCGCGGCCCTCTTTTCGGTCCTGACGGGCTTTTCAATCGGTCCTGCCCGGTACATTCATATTGCACCGGCTGATTCGGTACGCTAATGTCCCGAAACGTACCGATGAGACCCCTTCCGTGACGACAGTCAGCAAGCTTTTGATGCGCGTTATCAAGGCTCACGCCCGTTGGCGTTGGCGCGCCTGACTATTTCCTTGCCGGCCCTGCCGGACCCGTACCTGTATGCCTTCGATTTGTGATGCTTCTTTTTCTGTCATCTCCGGCGTTGTGCCTGGAATGCATGAACGAGGTGGAATCCGGAAGGCCTGAATCAAGTCAGTAAATCAAAAGGTTGATAGCAAAATGCTGCTGATGATCGATAACTATGATTATCGTCCACTATTGTCCGGCGTCGTCTTTATTTGCGTCTCAGGTTCCGGTTTCTTTAGCTAATTCATCCGTCATTGTCCGTTGTTGTACGGAGACATCCAGATAAAATGCGGGTATGGTTGCGGGTATAGAATATTGGATACCCGCATACCCGCATACCCGCATACCCGCATACCCGCATACCCGCATACCCGCATACCCTCATGGCCCTTACCGACCTCAAGATCCGCCAGGCGAAGCCGGGCAAAACCTCCTCCAAACTGACCGACAGTGGCGGCCTGTATCTTGAGGTCACTACGGGTGGTTCAAAGCTCTGGCGCTACAGGTTTCGTCTCGCAGGTAAAGAAAACACTTACGCGATTGGCTCCTACCCCGATGTGTCGCTTTCGGATGCGCGCACTGAGCGGGATGTAGCGAGGGATCTGGTCAAATCGGGACGGAATCCTGCGCACGTGCGGCAAACCGAGAAGGCGCAGCAGCTGACCGAAAATCGCAATACGTTCAAGATCGTGGCGCAGGAGTGGATTGAGAAGCGGCTCGCCCAGCGCACTGAAAAGTATCGAGATCAGATCGAGCGGGCATTCGTGAACGATGTCTACCCTAGAATAGGTCGCCTACCCCTGCGTGAAATTACAGCTGCCCAGGTATTGCAGATCATTACTGCAATGGACCGTCGGAACGCGACCACCTTGGCGCTGATGGTTAGGCAGTGGATCTCTGCCGTGTTCTGCTATGGGGTGGCGAATCTGCGTGCGGACTCTGATCCAGCGGCAGCGGTGAGAGGGGCGATTAGGCGGAACGAGGTCAATCACAGCCGCCCAATGAGTCTGGTAGAGCTGAGGGAGTACTTCAACGCAGTCAAAAACTACGGGGGTCACAGGCGAACCGTAATTGCGCTCTATCTGTTGCCGATCTTGTTTGTTCGAACCGTCGAGCTGCGCTTGGCAGAGTGGTCCGAATTCAATTTGGATGCTGCATTGTGGACGATACCGGCCCAGCGCATGAAGAAACGCAAGATTCATCTGGTGCCGCTGCCTGAGTCCGCGCTGGTCCTGTTGCGTGAGCTTCGTGAGATAACGGCTGGTGACCTTTTGTTTCCCGGAATGCGTCATCCCAAGGAGCCAATCAGTGCTACCACTTTAAACCGTGCGCTTGAGTACATGGATCTGAAAGGTTGGCACTGTCATGATTTTCGTGCAACAGCATCCACTCATCTACACGAGTCTGAGCTATGGTCTAGTGACGTAATCGAGTTACAGCTGGCGCATGTCGAGCACAAGAAAAGCAAGGCAGCCTATAATCATGCATCGTACCTACCTGCACGAAAAGCGTTAATGCAGTGGTGGGATGACTATATTTTTTATAGTGAGGATAATGAATGAAAAATGTGAAGCTATTTGATACAGCCGCCAGTCTAGATAGAGTTTTATTGGAGGTGGTGGTTGATGGTGTTGTCGGTATATTTGGTGGGCGACTTGCTGTACGGGATCTTGCAGGCGAGGTTGGGGCCTGGCTAGAACTAAGGGGCTATGCGTTAGCCAAGAAGCTGGTTATATATGTGCAGGGCCGACGTACAATCACTCTAGGACAGAACTGGCATACATTTTTGATGAAAATAAATATAGCCATGACGAAGCACTCAAGGCCGTTGAAGATACTTACGACAAACTTTACCCTTGAAGTAAATTAGTATCTCTGAAAGCAGGCTTTAATACGGGTGCCTGCCTTCAGATTGATCAGGCCGCAAATCTCGCGAGCTTCTGATTCTCAATCCACGCCTGAACTTCCTTTTGTGACCAGCGGGAAAAGCGTCCAAGCTTAGTCGGTGTAGGAAAAGTACCAGCAGCGATGAGTTCGTAAATCGTCGACTTACCGAAGCCAGCTTGCCGACATACCTCTGGGAGTTTGATCAATATATCAATATCGTTCTCGCTCATGCTGCTTTCCCTACATCGGTCTGGCTCTCGGATAACTCATTAGCTCCGCGAATCTCGCCAAGGACTCGGAGCACTAGGGCGTTCAGCTGCTGAAGTTGAGTTGTTGCCCGATTGCACCACGGCCCTGTGCCTTTGACGTGCACCCACGTTTTATGGGCCAGCCCCAGCGTGACGGCTGTGTCTGACAGAACTTGCAGATCGGCTTTTGTGAGCGAGCCGGTATTGCCCGAGCTCAACTGCGCCTTCATATGCTCGATACCGAGGTCTTTGAGTTCAATGGTGAGCAGAAGTGTCTCGCGGTCGCGTGCGAGCATTGCTATCTCTGCATTCAATGCATCAATCCGCACGCTGCTGTCGGCGATGCCGGCAGATTTTCCTGCCAAGTACGATCTGCGTATTGCCCGTTTGATTGTTCTTTCTATGAAGGCGGTAAGGAGCAGAAAGCAGACCCCTATGCCTACCAGAATGATGATGTGCTGTGCTTGCATGTGCTGTGTCCTTGGGATGGGCCCGTCGCCGGATCGGTGGTGAGAGGACGGCGACGGGCTACTGCGTTGTGTCACTGGAAGGTAGTGACCACCTTTGAATCAGGCCGCTTTCAACCTGGCCTGCGCATCGAGATAGGCCGCGAGGTCGTGCAGGTAAACCACTGGCTGGCCCTTATTCGATCCACCCAGCCGAGTAACCTTGAGGTCGATACGGCCCGCGTTGATCTTGCGAAGCAGGTAGCGGTCACTCGATATGTGCGAGAAATACCGTTCCCGCACAGTGCTTAGCGTGGGGCAGGGCGTGGCGAACTCTTCCCGGAGCTGACTTAAAGTCTCACTCACGCAGCGTCCTCCCCGTGCCCCTCCTTTTGGGGCACCAACTGAAGGCGAATCAGTTCCGCGAGACCCTCTTTCGATTTGCCGGTTGCCGTTGCGCAAAGCCGACCCTGTGCGTCTGCGACCACTGCGCCATATGGCCGCTCGGGGCTGCGCGTGGGGGTCACATAGGCGACTTGACCCTCAAGCAGCACAGCGTCTACAGCTCGAAATACTTCCGCCAATTCGGCAGTAACAGGCGGCAAACCGTCCAGCATGCTGAGTGCCTCTGACGTTGCACCGATCAACGTCGAGCGACTTACGATTGTTGGGTGGTTCAGGTGCATCGGAACCAGTTTTAGCGCGCCTACGGCGTGAGTAATTGCGTTCAGAGTCATGCTGCGGCGTCCTTGTTCGTGGTGGTGATGCCAAGCTGGTTTGAAAGCCAGGTAACACCGGCCTCCTTGACCATCACCACTGCATAGTGGCTGTAGGCGTGAATGTTCTTGTTCCAGCGGCTGCGTGAATCTTCGTACAGGTAGCCTTGGTCGCGGTGCTTGGTGGCAAGCTCGCCTGCCTGGGTCAACACGCCGATTTCGCGCAACTCCCTTCGAAATGCCCTTGGCTTCATGCCGAGAATCACTGCTGTAGCGTCTAGGGTTCTGTTCATGAGGAATGCCTCAGGCTACAGCCAGCAAACCGCGTGAGCGGATAGCGCGATACAACTCGTCCAGTGCCCCAAACAGATCTTGAAGGCCGCTGTCGTTGGTCAGCACCAAGTCGTCCGGATGGACTGACACACCCGCTTCGCTGATGTGGGGATTCACTTCCGCTGCGTCGGGTCGGGACAAATGAATGACGGTCCCACCGCGTTTGCGGATGAAATCGGCCTCGTTTTCGAAGCGGACATCGCTCACCACAAAGCCCAGCACGCCGTCGAACACCGCACTGAGGCAATCAAGATTCTGTTCGGCGAGGTCAATCCACAGGTTGGCGCTGATCATGTGACGGCCCCATTCGGTGCCGAGCAGTTGCATCAGTTGGCGTGGTGAGCGACCCAGCCAGTCAATGGGCTGCTCCTTTTTCTCGCCTTCCAGATCCTCGGGACTGAGGTTGAATATGGCCATGATGCCGTCGCGCAACGGGTCGGCGAATGCGTAGCACTCAAAGCCATGTTCGTGGGCCAGGTGTTGGGCGGCGGTGGTTTTGCCGGAGCGGGCAGGGCCGGTGAGGCCGATCAGGATCTGCTTCATGCCGCATCACCTCCCCACGGACCCAAGTCATCGACTGCCGGTACAGGTGCTGCTTTGGCGGCGCTGCTTTTTGGCGGGATGATCAACAGCAGGCCGGTCTGGCGCTGAATGGTGGTTATAGATTCGCGGTTGGAAGCCGCTGCCGGGTGGAGATACACCGGGCAGCGGGTGTTTCGCTGTGTTGTGTGCATGGCTCGTACTCTATGGTGAGAGGGGTACGAGATAAATTAGCAAAAGCTAAATATTTATGCAATAGCAGATGCTAAATCAATGGCCGGTTTTGCTACTGCGCCTGCCGCACTCAGGGCGACGTAGGGTTTCGGGCAGGTACCACGATATTCGTGCGGCCCCGTCAGATTGAATATTCACGTGAACACCTTCCGTATCTTCTATCGCTGCGATTATCTGATCCCAGTGCCGTTGATCTTCATCTAGTTGTTTGTAGATCACCGCATATCGATCTCCCTGAGCGGAATGAGAGCGAATAATGTTTTGGAGTCGTGCCGCGAGAATCTGTGCGGGAGACATCGTTGCTATCAGCTTGTGCGCTACGCTAGCCATCTGGTCCTCCTTGGCTTTGCATGTGTATGCATACAGTATTTTGCGCAGGTTTTTTTCGCAAGACCGAAAGGAGTACATCTGTACTCCTTTGCGATTGGGCACAAAAAAAACCGCAATTGCGGGCTTGAAGGGGCACGAGGTTTACAGTTTCTTGGCATTCCACACAAGCAGGACTCGGGCTTGAATATGGACCTTTGTAAGGTCTGCACCTTCGATGATTATCGCAGGGTACAAAGGGTTATCCGAGATCATACGCAACGCACCGCCGGTCATGCGCTGCAGTCGTTTGATGTAAAGGTCTCCATCCAATGTGAAGACGTAGACTGCATCGGTTCTGATCTCGGTAATCCCTCGATCAACCAGCAGGGAGTCGCCGTCACGAAATGTCCCGTCCATGCTGTCGCCATCACCAGTGATGATTGCTAAGTTCTCGATCCTTGAGAAGGATAAACCTTGGGTTTTGAGCCAATCAAGGTGGACAGTAATATCCTTGATCACTTCAATTTGAGAGTCGGGCGGAACATTGCCAGACCCCATCGACGCCGCCACGTCGAGGTGGGGGATAGTAATGAATCCGAGCGACTGCATCACCGTTCGACTGTCAACGGGGGCAGCGGCGGGTACAATAATTTCGGCCGCATCGGAGCCGCTCAATAGTTCAGGATTCACCAGGCTCCCAGGATGCAGATTGATCTTCTCTTCGAGGGTTGCAGCTGCTTTCTCGCCGAGTTTTCGATGACCATTCAAAAGCTGGGACAAATACGATGCGTCCAACCCATGTTGGTTTGCAAAGTCTTTTTGGCTGAGCCCCGCCATCGCGGCGCGCAGAGCGCTGATTCGCTGCTTATAGATATCCATTTC